ATAGGAGTCCGTCTCGTGGGCTCGGAGATGTGTATAAGAGACAGGTACTATTAGGCGTCTACTGGTCTAAACTGACAAGCAACGATCATTGTGTCTAAGGATGTTGTTGTTCCAGTCATATTAACTCCGACTCTGTCTCCAGCTTCGAATATATGAATGTTACTGGCTGTGACGATTGTTCCAGACTGTACGGTGTCTGCTGTGCCTTCTGCATCAATTGTTGCAGCAACCACCTGATCTCCTGTTCCGGATGTTTCTGTGCCCTGTAATCTTTCGATAGATACGGTACAAGTTTGTCCTGCGGCGGTTCCATGAACCTCTTTAACAGCTACTAATTGTGCCCTAACAGGCATTATCCCGATAACTTTATCAACCACAGTTGCGGACTGTAGGTCAGTTATTAGGAATGTGTCTCTTGCTTCTACGTCTAAGTTTCTTCTGTATATCATTTCTATTCACCTTCTTTCAATTTAAATACAATAACCCCCTCCACTAGGAAGGGGGCCATGTTTTGGATAGTTTACCCCTCTTGCGAGGATACTTCATTTATAGTTTGAATAAACTCTTAGATGTTTATTGAACGTCTCTAAGGAACGAGTGAGCTCTAGGACGATCTGTTACGAAGTCTGCGTACCAGTAAAGGACGGCTTCATAAGCATCGGAACCTGAAACTCTAGATAGAACTGCTCCATCTTTGTCCATCCAGGACCAGCTGTTCATTTGCATTATCTGCAAGTGATCTGTGTCTATGAAGAACAAAGTGTTAGGCATACAGTCTACGTCTGCAACTAAAGGTACTCCATTGATTTCTAATCCCTTGAAGCCACCATCTAGATCCATTGTGTTAACGTATCGCTTGTCGGCTACGACTAAAGCTGCGTAAGCATCTCTCATGTCGTGGTCACCGATAACCATTTTTACGCTACCACCGTTCTTCTCTACTGCTGAGAACCCTGCTTGAATCAATGGGAGGGTTAAGTCTCTCAAAGTTCCAGAGTTACTGTCATTAGTAAATGTAGAACACTTCCACCATGCGTAGGTACCTCTTGCGAGACCGTGCAAAGTGTTAACGTAGGTGTTGTCGTCGACAATACCCTTTAATCCCATCATTTCGTAGGATGTCAATGCCTCGTCTGTTGCGTTAGCTCTAGATACGATGTCATTGTCAGCTACGTCAGCGTTGATAGCTGCGGAGAGTGTTACTTCTGTGGAAGAGTCAACTGTAGATACAGTTAAGTCGTTACCTGAAGTTGTTAATGCTCCTGTTGCTGGGTCAAGAATGTCGATAAGCATACCCTCAAAGAAGTAGTTAGTACCGGGAGCGTCCAATGTCAATGTTGTACCTGTGCCAGGATCTCCGTTAATAACGGCTCTTGTACCTGTACCATCGTTATGAAGCTGGTAGTTAATGTCTTTCTTTAAGTCGCGTGTTACACCCTTAATTTCGGAATCTAGTGCCCTTACGATTGCTCCAGTGTCATTCCTAGAAGCAGCGATAGTAGGTCCGGAAACCTGGATTCTACCTCTGTTGTATTTAACAACACCATTAGGATTCAAGTAAGCTTGATTTCCTGCTGTTGGTAGTGCGGTTTCTGTACCTGCACCAATTCCTGAGTTTCTCTGGTAGTGAGCAACTGTTTGCCACTGTTTACCAGAAACGTCTCTTTCGTTTCGTTGTACCTTGTTTAAAAGTACTGTAGCACTTTCCAACTGTTCTCTTACCACTGGTAAGTAGTCAATCTTTAGTGCTTCATCGAAGTTTGTTAATGTTTGTGCCATGTTATTTTCACAACCTTTCTTATATGTTTAATTATTTGCTATGTTGTTGTTGGGAAAATAAGAGTTAGGTCCTCTTGATACGGTTAAAGGCGTTCTTGGCAGCTTCTTCAAAGTTTTTGGCTTTTTTACCAGCCGGTTTACCTGGTTCTGAGGTACCTGTACTTTCAGTTTTGACGGTGGAACCTTTACCCTTTATGGCGTCTTTTATCATGTTATCGTTTATAACATCTCTGTGCAATACACTATACGCAACTTCTGGGTCATAGATTTCTTTATCCATCATGAAAGCTAAAACATCGTCTTTGGCAAATTTGGGTAACCCATCTTTACCATCGTGTGTCTTTTCGGCAGCATCAAAACGGCTGTTCCATTCACGATCTTTCTCCTCACGGGCACGTTCAACTTCACGAGCTTGTTCATATGTTTTAATTGTGTTTAGGGCTATCTGACCGATGGCCTCTTTAACATTCGGATCAACATCTTTTAGGAGCTCGTTGCTGTCTAGGGCCTCTTGGGCCTGAACTTCCGCTCTCTTCTCCCTCTCAGCTGCTGTCTTTTCAAATTCAGACAACTTTTGAGATCTTTTTGTGAACTCTGAGTTTAGTTTTGAGTATTCACCCAAAAGCTCGTCTCCCGATAACTCCCTACCGTCTGGTAGTTTGTGTAGGTTGGACACCTCTTGTTCTGTTGTTTCCGACTGTTCCGGGGTGGCTTGCTGAGTATCTTCTGCGATTGTCTCAGTGCTTTCCTGGCCTTGGTCTAGTGTTTCGTCCATAATTTTTTATGACTGCCTTTCGGCTTGGTCAACATAAGTATAAGGATTTAACGACGTCGTGTCAAATGGTTCTATTTACCCGTACGACAGTAATTGCTTCACGAGCTTTCCTGGCTTCTTCTACCATTTCCCTATGTTCCGCTCTCATAAGGAGATCCCTTATATCAAGAAGTACATCTAGGTTTAGCCTGGCAGCCTTTGCCTCGCCTGATAAAATCATGGTTTCGTTTGCTATTTTTTCGTAATGTTCTCTTGGTTTCATATCTTTATTATATTTTAATCTGCTACTAGCACTATATCAAAACCCGCTGATACCCCTGCTATATCTGTGTCAGTGTCCATTCTCATTTCAACATCCGTCTTAGCTGAGAATACCTCTGGCTCCTCATAGACATGTTGAATATAAGATGTTCCTGTGACTGAAATGTTAGATAAGTGTTTTAGCTGAAATACCTGACCAAGTGGTCTGGCCTTTACCTCAATAGTATGCTGGCTGTCTCTTTTTGCACCTGCTGTCGAGGCGTACCAGTCTCTTATATATCCAGTGTACCCATCAGGGATAGTATAAATAGCCATTAAAGTCTGGTTGTTGCCGTTCTGTATTCTACCTCTTATTGTATTGGCTGTATTAGGTACACCTCCCGTTTGTGCTGAACCATTTGTTCTTATATAAACATCCCCTGCTAAGTCTGTAGCACCAACGTTCTTCATTCTAAAAACTCTGAGCAGGTCAGTCCCAGTTGCTGATATATCAACGTCGGTTGTACCATTTAATGTGATTGTTTGTGTTACCAAATCATAGTTTCCGTCTAATCCTTGGATCTCTATGTCTACCGTATCTGCCCCCGAGCTTGAAATAAGACCTATGTCCGCTGTGGCCGAATATGTGTAAAGCATGGGTGGGGACCCCGCAAATAAACTGTCATCCGCTGCGTCCCACACAGTAACAAAACCGTCTGCTACGTCAAAGTCAGGGGCCGCACCGAACTTATGAATGAATGTGGTCCCAGTAACGTCTCCTTTAGCAATAGCCAATCCACTCTCTGCGTCAGTAACCCGTAGGTTATTAGAGGAAGTAGCCCCAATGTTGATAAATCCTCCGCCGTTAGCCTTGGCTTTTAACACTGATGTGACAAGCTCTGCATCGTCATCATCAATGATAGCGTCAGCTATTCTGTGTGATGAAGGCTTGACGTTTGTATGTTTAAAAATAGTTTGCAATCTAAAGTATGTCTGACCCACAGCACCGTTTGTGTAGACCACACGAAAATACCTGAGAGCTGGTTGGAAAGAGAAGGTCTTACCAGAGGTTGCTGGAACTGTGAAGTAGTCTGTTCCGTCCCAATTAGTCCCATCTGGGGAGAACTGTACAGATAAACCGTCTGTTGCTGAGGCGTGACTAGCTTTTACACCCACTATGATAACTGACACATTAGTAATATCTTCCGCGGTTCCAGTAAATGCTATACCTGCATCTAATTTCGTTGAGGAGGAGTTAGCTGTGGAAATGTGCCCACCACTAACGACAGACAGTTCGCCGTCGTCATTTATAGTAGCTGTGTTACCACCACTGGTAAGTTCAGTGACTGTTCTTACCGCAGTTTCACTGTCGCTGTTTAAAACGAATTTATCGTGGGTTCTCTGATTAGTAAATGAAGCTAGTGCCATTAGACACCTCCGACACCGTGGAATTGCATTTCACCCTGAACGTGAGCCGCTAGGAACTGTTGTGCTTCAGGGGAGGCAGTCCTAAACATATCTGTTTTCATAAAATCTGTGTGGCTTTGTGTATGTTGAATATCAGCACCCTCAGTTGGTGGGACCTGTTCTCCCCCCATCATGGCCGCGTTTTCTTTGTCTGCTAACGCCGTCATATCTGCTCCGCCCTCTTGTGGGGCTTCTCCGCCCTGTCCTCTACCGGCAACAGCTAGGTCTAATTGTCCTTGTTCTAGTCTCTGTTCTTGTGCTTTCTGTGAAAGGTCTTCTGCATTTGGGAACTCGAATTGTCGTAACACTTCGCCACCATCTAAGGCCCCTATTTCTGCAAGCCTCATAATAGTTTCTCTCTTGGCTTCTTGCGTGTGTCCCAACCAAGATCCTATTTTAACGATTATCTCGTTATCCTTAGTTATTGTTGTTACGTCGTTTTCTAATTGTCCGTTTTCACCCTGTACCTTCACGAAGTTCTGTCCTTCTTCTGGCTCTGCTATTTTCATAACCCTAGAAGCTACATACTTGTCGGCGATTATATTTATGATTCTTTCTCCAACGACTGATAGGAAAGATTCTAATGCCTGAGTTAATCCAGTAAGGTTGTTAGCATCGGCAGCCTGTAGGGCTTCCAGCGTCTTTCCTGACCTGGCACCTGCTGGTAACCTACCTAAAGCAGCGTCATGGGCACCTAAAGTGTCTTCTATATATTGCCCTAATTCTCCAGAAAGGGAGTCAAACCCTGTAGGCAATGGGTTCATTGTCATCTGCTGGAAGTTTCTGCCTTTGTTTATCTCGATAATTTCTCCGGCCTCGTTTGAAACCACTCCGGCCCCATGGCCTTTGTCGGCAATGATTCTATAAACCAACGCCTGGTTAACGTACATTATCTTTTGTGAAAGGGATCTGTCTAAAGCTTTATTTAAAGGAATGGCGTCTGCCATCCAGGATCTCTGATATACCTTCAATGGGTTCATTGAGATCTGGAAGAAGATTAATGGGTACTCTCTCTCAGGTAGATCCTCTTCTCTTAGGACCTCACCGCCCGCATATGTGAATAGTTTTATGTTTCCACCCTTTTCGTTCTTCTCGTCGTCCCAAAGTAAGAACTCTTTAACGGTGGCCCTCTTAATAACCTTCTCTTCTTTCTCGCTGTTCTCTTTTCTAATAATCTTTGCTTTTAATCTTGAAACTGCTAATTCTTCGTCAGCCTTTACTTTATCTCTAGCCTTCTTGTTATATCTCTCGTCTACTGCGATAGAGGATAGTGTTCTTCTTGGGGTTTTTGCGGCAAAACTTGAAACAAGCCTTCCACCATATAGATAGGAGTTTTGGGCAATCCAAACGTCAAATGGATCGTGATTTCTTACACGAACCTGTCCTTGTCCGCCCTCTGCCTCCTCGTCCCAGTCTATCTCTACGATTCCAACTGAGGTGTTAAGTCCTGTGTCTACGACGCCATTAATCATAGCCTCTAGGTGTAGTTTTCTAAATATGGAGTCCATAACCTTACCTACTCTTCTGGCATTGGCTACTGTGTCTTGGTCTATGTCCCCTGGGGTAACGTCCCACTTTGGTCTGTCACCAGTAACATAGTTCTGTATAGCCCTCTTTGAAGAACGTATCTTGTTAACAACCATTCTAACCTCACCTCTTCTTTTAGGTGGGTTAGCTTCTAGTGTTTTAAGTGTGGTGTTGTAGGAAAGATAGTGTTTTCCGTCCTCGAACATACGGTTTAGGTACCACTCAAGGTCCATTTTCTCTCTGGCTGACTTGGCGTCTTCCAGTAAAGAGTCGCAATAAGAAATCTTCTCCTTATCGTCTAGTTTCTTCCATTCTTTCTTGTCTACTTTTATCATGTGTTATCTTTTGCCAAAAGCATTTCCTCTATAGAAATCTCCTCGATTGGAACTATCTCTTGTTCCGGCTCCTTCTCGGTATCTTCCGCTACAGTTTCAACGGCCTCTTTATATTCGACTACGTCCTTGCTCATTATCTTTAGAAGGTGTCTTTCTCTCTCCTTACCGAAAGAAATATCCTTATAAACTATGTAGGCTGTTTGAAGCACTATAATAAAAAGTAGTACAAAGTCCATATGTGTTAATTATACCCTAGTAGTTCTCACCCATAAAGGGATCAATAGGGCCTTTCTTTCTACTAGAC